AACAAATTGATACTCAAGAGAAACTAGAAGATTCCACCTACAAGGTAAAAGTTGCAGGTCAAGAATTAGATGTTACCCTTGATGAGTTGAGAAATGGCTACAGCAGAGATGCCGATTATCGGAGAAAGACTGAAGAACTTTCTAATGAAAGAAAGAATTTTCAATCTCAATCTGAGAAGCAAAGACAAGACTATTCTCAAAAGCTTACTGAGATGAATCAAATTTTGTCTAATGCCCAACAAGAGCTTAATACAGAGATGAACTCTGCTGATTTAGAAGCTCTTTACGAAGAAGATCCAACAGAAGCTGCAAGGATTGAACATAGATTAAGAAAAAAACAAGAAAAGATTAATCTTGCTATTCAAAAAACTCAATCTGAACAGAAACAACAATTTGATGGATATTTACAAACTGAAAAAACGAAATTAGTGAATAATATTCCTGATTTTGCTGATCCAGGTAAAGCATCAAATTTAAAAAACAATATGAGAAGTCATTTAGCTAAATATGGGTTTAACGACTCAGAAATAGCTCAAGTATATGACCATCGTATTTTAATGTTGGTAAATGATGCTATGAAATTTGGAAATTTACAAAAAGCAAAACCAAATATTGCTAAAAAGATTTCTAAACCAAGCAGAATGTTTTCGTCAGGGATTAAACAAGATAAAAATGATGTCAAATCAAAAGCTAGTAGAGAAAAGTTTAGTCGTTTAAGAAAAACAGGCAGTATGAAAGCTGCTCAAGATGTTTTCTTAGACATGATAACTAAAAAATAAACTCAACTAACAAAGGACAAAAAAAATGGCGATAGTAACAAATACTTTCCAAACATTTACAGCAATTGGAAATAGAGAGGATCTGTCAGATATTATTTATAATATTTCACCGACAGAAACTCCATTTATTTCTGCAATTGGTAAAGAAAAAGCAACTGGAGTTTTGCATGAATGGCAAAATGACACTTTAAGAGCAGCAGCAGCTAATGCTCAAGTAGAGGGTGATGAAATTGCATTTACAGCAGTTGTACCTACTACAAGAGTAAATAACAGAACTCAAATTTCAAGAACTTCTGTTATTGTTTCTGGTACTCAAGACACAGTAAATAGTGCTGGTAGAAATAACGAACTAGCTTACCAAATCTCAAAAAGTTCAAAAGAACTTAAAAGAGATATGGAAGTTGTTCTAACAGCTAACCAATCAGCAGCAGTAGGTGGTGCAGCAGCAGCAAGAACTTCTTCTGGGCTTCCATCTTGGATTCAAACGAATGTTAATGATGCAGCTAATGGTGCTAATGGTGCAGTAGGTGGAGTTGATACTCCAGGTGTACTTAGAACTGATGGAACTCAAAGAGCTTTCACAGAAGCACAATTAAAAGATGTTGTAAAACAATGTTGGGACTCTGGTGGAGATCCATCAATGATTATGCTTGGTTCTTTTAACAAACAAAAACTATCAGGATTTACTGGTGGCTCTACTAAAATGACTCAAGCAGATGACAAAAAACTTGTTGCTGCAATTGACATTTATGAGTCAGACTTTGGATCAATGACTGTTGTACCTAACAGATTCTCAAGAAACAGAGATTGTTTTGTAATACAGCCTGATATGTGGGCAGTTGCTTACTTGAGAGATTTCCAAATGTTGGATCTTGCAGTAACTGGTGATGCTCAGAAAAAAGCTATGTTAGCAGAATACACACTTGTTTCTAAAAATGAAGCAGCAAGTGGTGCTGTATTCAGTTTAACAGCAGCTTAATCAAAACATTTATAGTGGGGATTAATTTCCCCACTATTACTCAATCAATAATTTTGTTTTCTTTGAAGATTTAAAAATCGGAACGAAGCAATACAAATAATAGGAAAATACAATGCGAACACTAAACGACTACTTTTTAAAAGTAACTTTACCTGACTGCTCTGCATCTGGTTCAACTGGATATGTTGCAGTACCTGATAATGGTAGAATAATTAAAATTATTGCTGTGCAAGAGGGTGCAATTGCTACTGCTAATGCAGTAATTAATTTTAAAACAGCAACATCAGGAAGCTCAAATGTAACAGGTGGAACAATTACTATACCTTTCGCAGGAGATGCTGTTGGTGATGTAAGAAGTTCTGAACCTACTGCATTAAATAATGTATTAGAGGGTGAAGCAATCCAAGTTATTACAAACAATGCTTCTTCTGGTGCTTGTCCAGTACAATGCACAATCGTTATTAGAAGATAATTACAAATTTTGTGGGGATCTTGTCTAGCGATACTTCCCCACAAATACCAATCAAATAAATAAAGGAAATAAATTATGCCAATGGTCGGAAAAAAAAAGTTCAGCTATTCAAAAAAAGGAAAAATGGCTGCAAAAAAAACTGCTAAAAAAATGGGCAAAAAAGTAAAAATGAGAAAATACTAATGCTTGGTAAAATGAAAGGTAAAGCTGTTTTAACAGCTAAACAAAAAACTTTACCCAAAAAACTTAAATTAAAGATTATTAAATCTAAAATGAAGAAAAAAAAATAAAGGAAAAATAAATTATGAGTTATAATTATGCGTTAAGACCAGGAACACACCAAATGATTACTTTGGCAAATGGTAATTCAACACCATCTGCTGCTTTTGGAACACAAACTGAATATGTCAGAATATGTTCTGATGCAGATGTTCATATTATATTTGGTGCAGCACCTGTTGCTACAGCAAATAGTATTTTTATATCAGCAGAAGAATTTGAAATTTTTAAAGTTTCTCCAGGCGAAAAAGTTGCTTGTATAGGTTCAAATACAAATAAAATTTCAATTACTGAAATGGGTGCGTAGTGGCTAAGCAAAAGTTCACTTCTTTTACTCCAAGAGATAAACCACCAAAATTAGGTAAGCACAAAAAAAGTTTAAATAAGTCAGAAAAAAGACAAATGAAAATGACCAGATATAAAGGTGGTGGTAGATGAGAAAAATATTAGAAGATACTGATAAACATATTACTGAAACTTATTTAGATAATGGTAAAGATGGTATTATTCAAAAAAGATCACTTGATATTGGATCAATTATAGAAAGTAATAAAAAATTATATAATCAAAATGATGGTTATAGTCCTGATAAGGGATTAAAAAGAATTGCATCAATTCCAGTAGTTATTCTTGAAATATGGTGCAAGGAATATCATAAGGATCAAAACAAGGGTAATTGGTTTGCATTACCAAAAGAAATTCAAAAGAAAATTTTAAGAGAAAAATTAAACAGTTCTGATTTTAAATATTTTAAAACATCTGAGGGTAAATATTAATGGCACTAACAACATACACAGAATTAAAAACATCACTTGCTAACTGGTTAAACAGATCAGATTTAACAACTGAAATAGGTGATGATTTTATTAAATTAACTGAAGCTGATTTTAATTCTAAATTAAGAGTTAGATCAATGATTACTCAAGTTAATATAACTATTAATGCAGAAACTGTCGCCTTACCAACTGATTTTTTACAAATTAGAGATTTTTATATTTTAAGTGGTCAAACAAAAACACCATTAGTTTATACAACACCAGCATCAATGGACACAACAAGTGGCACATCAACAACTGGTTTGCCGACTACATATACTATTTTAGGAGATACAATTAGATTCTCTCCAAAACCAGATGCAACTTATACAGCAGTAATGAATTTTTATAAAAAATTTCCAGCTCTAACTTCATCTGTTGCAACAAATTATATTTTAGGAAGTCATCCAGCAATTTATTTGTATGGTTCTTTATTTCATGCAGCAAACTTTTTAGGTGGTATTAATCCACAACAAGTTCAAGTTTGGCAACAAATGTTTGGAACTGCTATGGAACGACTTGAATTAAACGATAGAGAAGATGAATATAATGGAAGTCCATTACAAGTAAGAACTACAACATCAGTAGCTTCTCCATTTGTTTCAATTTCTTAATAACAGGAAAAATTTATGCAATTACCTTTTGGCGAATGGCTGCCAGACCAACCAGATAACTTAAATCCAGGTGCAACTGTGGCGACTAACGTCTACCATGCACAATCAAGTTACAAGCCTGTAAAAGGTTTAGTGCCTTATAGTGGTACATCAAATGTTACACAAAATGCTAAAGGTGCAGGTAGTTTTAGAGATAATACAAATACAGTATTTACTTTTGTTGGAACTAAAGACAATATTTATAAATTAACATCTGGTACTTTTACATCTGTTAAAGGTGGTTTAACTATATCAGGTACAGATACAGACTTTTTTACATTTACTCAATTTGGACAATACATCATAGCAAGTAATGGTGTTAATGCACCAATGTATTATTTAATGGGTACATCAACTAACTTTGCAACATTACAAAGTATTGCAACAGCAGGAACAGTACCAGCTAAGTTTAGGGTGAGTGGTGTCATTAGGGATTTCTTGGTGACAGGTAATATAGAAAATGCAAAAAACAAAGTTGCATGGTCAGGTATTAATGATATTTCAACTTGGGAAGCAGGAATAAGTTCATCAGATACACAAGTTTTACCAGGAGCAGGTGGTCAAGTAGTTGCAATAACTTCTGGTGAGGTTGGTTATGTTTTTAGACAAAATCAAATAACTAGAATGGATTTTGTTGGTGGAAATGTAGTGTTTCGTTTCTCAGTTATATCACCTAATAGAGGAGCTGTATTTGGGCAAACTGTTTGCCAAGACAACAGACAAGTATTTTTTTTCGCTGATGATGGTTTTTTTCAAATTAATGGAGATCAAATTTTACCGATTGGTGCAGAAAAAATAAATAGATTTTTTGACCAAGATT